AACAAAATATAATTACTAATAATACTTCTGCTGAATCTGGCGTTGAAACAATGACTGTTGAAGAAGAACAACAATTAAAAATGGATCAATTTAAAGAAATGCAAATAAAAGATCCAATACGAGCAGATTTAAATTTAGCAGAACAAAAAGCAGAGGCTTCTTCTTTTAAATATGCAGGTGATATATCAGAACAAATAGGTAATATAATGCCTGGTGTTGGTGGTTCTATGTTAGACTTTTCACCAAAGGCTCTTGGCGAAGCATATAAAAATTTACTTTTAAAAAGAGCTCCTGATGATCCAAAAAGAATGATGGGTGATGTAGCTGTTATTGCTTCCGATTTATTTTTAGCAGCCTTGTCTATAGGTAATGTAAAGTTTGCTAGTAAAAAAAATTTTAGTGTACCTTTATTTACTAATGAATCTAGAAGACAAGGTATGCGTGGATTCCTTGAAGCACACCCTGCTAAAAGCACTGTAGCAGTAAATATTCTTGCAAGAGCGGGTTCTGATGCAACGTATGATTTACTTAACGAAACATATAGATGGCTACAAGACATACCTGCAGATGAAACTGATGATGGTACGGTAGAAAATATTTTAAATATAAGAAACGAATTATTGTGGTCTGGTGGAGCTGTTGGTCTTGCTAAATTGTTTCCATATATAAAACCATTTATTGGTAAAAACTTTTTAGGAATAGATGATGATG